CCAATAAGCGTAAGTTGGAAATAATTTTAGATTAGTTTTTGTTTCAACTAAATTTAGTTTGTTATACAAAATAGAATTCATTAAGGGATCATTGTACCAAGCAGGAGAAAAAGATTGTGAATCAATTGTAAAATCTTTGTGTGCATCTAATTTGTTGTCACAATATCTTTTAAAAAGATCTAATTCTTTTTTGTCAAAAAAGTCTTTTATAATTTTATATTTTACTGGAGCCATGCTACTATACTATATCTTGTGCCTTTCGTTATTGGCTGAATACTATGAGGGTACATAAAGTTACTTGGAAAAAATACAATTGACCCTTTACCTAATTTTAATTTCATAGTTTCTTTTTCTTTTTGATCAAAGAAAACTAAATCACCTCCTTTATAACTATCATTTAAATTTATTATAATACTTAAATGTCTAGCTACGGTTGTGTAGTGATCTGTGTGCACTTCATATTTATTGTTTGAATTATATTTTAAAAGATCAATTTGATTTATTTTCGTGCTTTTCATTTGTGGAAATTTTGCTTTGTAAAAATAAAAAAGTCTTTCAATTTCACTTTTTATAAAATTCCAATAAAACATATTGGAAGGGTTATCAAAATTTAAATGATATCCATTTACATTTCTTATATCTTTTATTAAACCGCTTTCTACTGATAAATTATATTTGGCTCTGTGGTTAATAAACGGAATTAATTTGTCAATAAACTTTTCATTTACAACATTGTTTAAATGCATGACTGATTCTAAATAATTCATTTTTTCTATGGTGTATATAAATAATTTATTTTGCTATTTTGTAAAGTAAGTATTGCGTCATCAAACGATTCTACTATAGGCCAACCTTTTAGATTAAAAGAAGTGTTCAATAAAATTGGAGTGTTAGTTTTATCATAAAATAATTTGATAAGATCATAGTAATTAGGATTTTGTTCTCTTTTTAAAGTTTGAAATCTACACGTATTATCTGCGTGTACACAAGCTGGCACTTCATCAAGTGCTTTTTGTTTAGCATCAATAGCAAATGTCATATATGGTGATTCATCTAAAGTGTGCATATTTAAATAATCGTGTCGATGTTCATAAAGTATTGTAGCAGCCGTAGGCCGCCACCATTGTCTACCTTTTATTTTATTTATTATTTCTTTTGCGTCTTTATTGCGAGGATCAAATAACATAGAGCGATTACCTAGTGCACGTGGTCCCCATTCAGAGTGATTTTGAAATATAGCAACCACTTGTTGATCTAATATTTTTTCTATTGTTTCTTCTTTAGTTTTTAAAATCTTTTTCATATTGATATGTTGCATAAGCTGCGCCTACTGCAGTACCTCCATCGTGAGCAATTGGATCTACAAAAAAATTTAACTCTGGAAATAATTTAACTAATTTAAAATTATTAGCACAATTTAAATGATATCCTCCAGACAATATAATATTTTTACAGTCACTATATGTTTTTGCTTTTTTAATAAATTCAATTCTTTCTTCTAAGCTTTCTGTTTGTGCTTTATCAGCACATTCAAGAGCATGTCTATCTATGTCAGTATCTTTATTTTTATACGCTGCCATACCCATAAGTTGTCCTTCAGAGTGAGCAGGAAAACCAGCTTCTATCATATAATCATAATATTTTACACCACAACAAACAATATTACTTACTCGTACATCTGTATTTTTGTTTTTCCAATGTGTTTCGGATGGAATATATTTAAATTTTTTAAATGCATCAGTTCTCGCATTAGAGTAATGTTGATAAAAACATTTTAAACTATCATTATTTATATGATATACAGACTCCAAAGCTTCAAAACCATATTCAACATATCCATTTAAAAATTCTCCTCCACCATCACACACTAAAATGAGGGCTTCGTTAAAATCACTAAAATAAAATCCACACAAAGCATGTAAAAGGTGATGTTCACCAAAATAAAATTTGAATTTTTTAAATTTTACTTGTTTTAAAATATTCTCAATTATGTGTTTTTCTATGAGTGCATCTCCACGCCTATCGTTAGAAACAAAAGATATTTCATCAAATAAAATATTATTAAATTTTTTTAAAGCTAAATATTGATAATCTTCTTTATCTAAAGGATGATAGGGATGAAAATGTTTTATTTTATTGAACCTATCTTCTTCATAATATTCTTTAAGAATACCATCTTTTAGATAAGCAAAAGAACAATTATGTGAGAGATTTACACCTAATATCTTACTCATTTTTCAACTTTCATTATGTATTAAACTATTATATAACGCACTATATGCTACAAAAATTAAATTTCAAGCCAGGTTTTAATAAGATGATAACAGAATCCGGAGCCGAGTCTCAATGGGTTGATGGTGATTTTGTTAGATTTAGGTATGGTCTACCTGAAAAAATAGGTGGTTGGAACCAACTAACTGCAGCTAGTAAAACTTTACCTGGAGCAGCCCGTGCACAACATACTTGGACCAGCATTGCAGGTGAAAAATATGCAGCTATAGGAACTTCACAAGGTTTATTTTTGTATTACGGAAATGATTTTTATGATATTTCTCCGTTAGATACTGCAATAACTTCCTGTACGTTTACATCTATAACCGGATCAGCAACTGTCACAATTAATAAAACATCTCATGGTTTATCTGCAGGCCGATATTTTACATTTACTTCTGTAACTTTACCTGGAGGCGGTGCTACAGGATATACAGCAACAGATTTTACAACAGGAGCTTTTGAAGTTGTAACAGCTTCAACGAACAGTTTTACAATTACGATGGCATCAACAGAATCTGGAACTGGAATGACAGCAGCTGGCTCTACATCTGTTAATCCATATGTAGAAGTTGGACCAACTTTTCAAACTGCAGGTTATGGTTGGGGCACAGATACTTGGAGTACGTCAACGTGGGGAACAGAGAGAACAATTAGTAACGTGATTCTGGAACCAGGAAACTGGAGTCTTGATAATTTTGGAGAAGTATTAGTTGCAACTATTGCAGGTAATAAAACATTTACATGGAATGCAGGTGCATCGAACGCAAGGTCAATCAGAGCGTCAACCACAACTACCAATTTTCAAACAACAAACAACCCAACGTCATCTAGACTGACACAAGTCTCTGATAGAGATAGACATTTGTTTCATTTTGGAACCGAAACAACAATAGGAGATACCACTACAGTTGATCCTTTGTTTATAAGATTTTCTAATCAAGAAGATTTAAATACTTATGCACCAACTGCAGTAAATACAGCAGGTAGTTTTAGATTAGACAAAGGAAATAAAATTGTGGGCGCTGTATCCGGTAAAGATTATACTTTAGTTTTAACAGATAGCTCTGCATACGTAATTCAGTTTGTTGGCCCACCATTTACATTTAGTGTTAAACAAGTTGGTACAAACTGTGGTTTGATTGGTCAAAATGCTTTAAGTTATTCTGACGGTATAGTGTTCTGGATGTCAGGTGAAGGTGGATTTTTTGCTTACGATGGTACAGTAAAATCGTTACCTTGTTTAGTTGAAGACTTTGTATTTAGCACTGATGGTGATAATTTAGGAATTAATTTTAACGCAAGTGATATTGTCTATGCAGAACACAATACACTTTATAGTGAAGTAAATTGGTTTTATCCAAAGTCAGGATCTGATCAAATAGATAGAGTGGTTACATATAATTATGCAGAACAAGTTTGGACTACGGGATCATTAGCTAGAACAAGTTATGTTGATACAGGTGTATTTGATGTGCCTTACGCAACTGAATATAATAAAACTGGAACACCTGTATTTCCTGATATTCAAGGTATTACAAATAGATTTGGAGCATCAATTTACTATGCTCATGAAGTAGGAACTGATCAGGTAAATTCTTCTGGTACAACAGCGATTCCAGCATTTATACAATCTGGAGACTATGATATTACAGCAAGAAGAAGTGCATTAGGAGGCTCAACCGGTCTTGTAGATTATAGAGGAGATGGTGAGTTCTTTATGTCTGTTAAAAGATTTATACCAGACTTTGCTGTCCAAACAGGTAATACTAAGATCACATTATTACTAAACGATTATCCAAACAACTCAGCATCTAGCTCACCGCTAGGTCCCTTTACAATTACATCATCTACTGATAAAGTAGATACACGTGCAAGAGGAAGACTCGTAGCACTGAAAATAGAGAACGACGGCACAGGTGAAACTTGGAGATATGGAACTCTGAGACTTGATGCACAACCGGATGGAAGAAGATAATGTCAATTGCACAATTTTTAACTGAAGAAAATTTACAACGATTACTTAATCAACAGCTTGCAGAAGATCAAGGTGTAGCTAGTTTATTACCATCTAACGTTTCTCCTTTTTTTAGAATGGACGCAACAGGTGGAGTTGTTCCACAACAATATTTTAGAGAACTTACTGGTCCACAAATTGATTTTGGATCTACCTTTAATACACCTGATTTAACAAGTAATATTCCAACAATTCAAAATCCAGGAATTCCATTATTACAAAGTTCACAAGATGATTTAGAAGAATCTGCTATATCAGAATTTGCAGAAGGACAATTAAAACAATCACCTACAGGTATTGCAAGATTATTTGAATTGTTAGGAAACATTCCAACACCATTTAATTTAGTAAGACGTGGTTTAGAATCTTTAAGGGGATTCTC